GATTCTGCAGCGTATCCATAGTCAACTGCTTTGATTCTTTCCCAGTGTAAAGGTAGTTCAAATGGAGTAATGACGTGATGTAATGGGTCAAACTCCACAAAAGCTGCTCCTTCTGCTACATCCCAATTACCTTCAAGCAACTGTCTGCGTTGAATCGGTGGTAGAGATTTAAGCATCTGTTCATACACACCATCTTCTGCAAGGTAGGGGTTATCCGCTAACTTAGCCGGAATAAACTTACGTGTAAGACCATCTGCTCCTTGAAAGCTGGTATTAGATTCTGAGGGTTCTATGTATCTTTTCTTTACCCAATGCGAACCAACACCACCGGGATTGGCAGTACAGCGAAGGTAAGTTTCTATTTCGGGGTCAGTGGTACGAAGACGAGAAGCTAGATAGTTCCAGCTAAACTCTGTGGGCAAGTGAGTAATTTCATCAAACCCTATCCAAGAGTAGGCTTGTCCTTGATACCTGTACACGTCTGCATCTCGTTCAAGGAAACCAAACTCCACTTTCGCACCACTGGGAAAATTCCAAAGCTTTTCAACTTCTCTGAACTTAGCACCGGGAAATGCTTGTGGATATAGTTCACGAGACTTGTCAATCATCTCACGAAGTTCTGGCATAGAACGTCTGAGGATTAAAGCTCTGTGTGCTTTCTTGTGGCAATACCTTAAGGGGTCTACGATCATGGCAAATGATTTACCACCACCGGCAGCTCCACCGTAAAGTACATCTTTTTCACCGGCAGCAAGGAAATCTGTCTGAGGTCCTTCGTTAGCGTGAAATAAAACTTTGTGGTTGTCTAGGTTTTCCTTGACAGCTTTAGGAAGCGTATCAAGTTCGTCTGTTGTGACAGGACCTTCTACAGTCTTGTCAAGTTTTTGTATTGTTTCTTTTTGTTTTTTAAAAGATTGTCTAGCGTTATTGAGCTTTTGTTCAAGCTTTTTAATATTACGCTGCTTACGACCCACAGTTGCCCTCGCAGCTTTGATAGCTTTTTCTGTTGAGGTCTTGGGTCTACCTGCTTTCTTTTTAGGAGTTCCATCTTTCTTTAAGATGAAATTACCATCATCATCCTGTAAGTATAGATGAGGATTCCTTTCCCAGTCTTTCGTGTCGTTTACCATATTTTTTATCGATGTGTTTCTTTAAACCGGGAGTAGAAATCTTTCTATCTGTTTTGTATTCTAACCAATCAACTCCAGCTTGTAGTGATATTTCTTCATTCACTATCATATTTTCTACAACTTGTAAAGCTTCTAGCTGATCTTCAATGGGTTTTAAGTACCCTGTAGTATCATCTAATTCATAACCAAACGGTATCGTAGAAGTTTTTCTTTTTAAATATCCGTCAGGTAATAACATCTTAGATAATCCACATAATAATAAATGCTGATATAAAACCTATACCACACCACACACCCCAGACCTGCATGTCTGTTAGGTCATTGGTTTCAATAATACTATTAATTTTCTTTTCAATTTTATCTTTCATTGTTCTGCTCCTTTTTTTTACCAAAAATTCTATCCCAGTTATCTCTATAATCTTGTGTATAGAATCCGGGTCTAGGGTTAGCTCCTTTACTATCTGATTTTTTATAGACGTGGTTTCTAAATGAAACTGGCTTTTCGTCTGTTCCTATTTGTTTACCCATTACCACTTTACCTTGTTAGCCCAGTAAGCTGCAGATAGTTTACCTTTAGCTATGTTCTTAGCGTGACGAGCCTTAAATGATTTACGTTTAGCTTTCATCTTAGCTGACTCACCTGCTTTAGGTTTACCTGCAGTCTTAGCTCCTTGTTCACCAAACCTAATCGTCTTAATCTTATCACCAACTTTAGCCACAACAATATGAGACTTCGTAGGATGATTGGGAGTACGCTTAGGTTGATTGTAACCACTTACTCCTGCTCGTGTTAGTCGACTATCTTTTTTTTTAGCTTTACCGCCTTTAGCCATTCGAAACTTTGCTGTCTTCTCTGCAATCTTTTTAGGTTGTTTAGAATGTTGTTTACCGGCAGCTTTATCTTTTCTTTTCTTAGCAGTCGTAGCTGCATACTCTGAATCGCTTAATGCTTCTCTGGCTTTTTCAGGTAAATATCTTTCACCTGTCTTACTAGAAGGTTCTCCAGACTTAGTACCCCACTTCTGTTTACCCCATTCGACTAATGACTTTTGAGCTTTCTTTAATAGTGACATTACTTATATCCTCCACCGGCTTTCTTGTAAGCTTTGGCTAGTGCTTGTGCTTTACGTGCAGACCATTTACCGGCTGCAGTACCGTGTGAAGCAGCAGCTTTAATACGTTGAAATATTCTTTTACGTAATCCGGGCTTGGTATAGTTACCTGCTTTATTGACAGTTGACTTAGACTTTTTCTTTTTAGCCTTACCGCCCTTTCTAAGTTGTAATCTTTCTAATAACATTAGTGCATTGTCCTATCTTCTTCTTTAGGAATTGTGTTTAAGTATTCTTTTTCTAACTCATCATCTACATAGATGCTGTCCAACTCTCCTACAACCACCAAATGGTTTTGGGCTGCAGCTATCTCTGCTTTTTCATAGGATGAAGCTACGATGTTAGGACCTGCAAAGGTTGTACCGTAGGCTTCGATCTCAGTCAGAAATATCTTCATAGTCTCCTTCCGTAATGTCAATCGCCTTTTTCTCAGGGAGAATAAATATACCTCCACTGGTATTATGATTAACATCTATCCTGTCAGTCTTTGAAACTCCTACACGATCTAATATGGTCTGTGCAGCTTGTAGCTTATAGTTGGCTTGAGGTACAGGCTTATCTGACTTCAAAACCTCTATAATCTTAAAGGCTGCTGTAGGGGCTTCCCTTGCAAGTACGTTCTGGGCTAAATCTACTACTTCTTCTTTTAAACTTTTGAGTACTTGATAGTGATTGCCTGAGTATCCTGCAAGTTCGGCTGACTTTTTAAAGTTACCTCCTGTTTCCACGAGGTGACCTAGAAATGCTTCCTGCTTTTCAGTGAGTTGTCTGTCCTTTGTTTCAGGCAGATAATTATTTGTCATGTCTTTATTATAGTATCGTTTGTAAAGTTTGTCAAGTGTTATGAAGTTTTTTTACATTATTTCATAAAAGGTCTTGACAAATGCTAAAAAAAACTGTACAATGGAATTGTTAGGTTCCCCCGGTTTATATATACATATAACACCCCCATCCTACATACCTAACATCCCCAACACCTTCCTAAATTACTTAGCCACTATATCGCTTATAGGGCTTTTAAAGTTGT